CATCTCCTGCCGCAGCTTGGAAGACAGCACCGTCTCAGACGCCTCTGGAAGCGTCTCCCGGATAGATGCGAAAAACTTGTTGGCCTTATCGACGGCTGCCACCGGGTCTGCCGGGTTCTTGACAAGTTCTTCGTCGATGATCTTCCCGACTGCCAGCGATGCCATATCCGAAAGCACCTTGGCTTTTTGAACCGGGTCCCGAAATTTATTCGCATGAACAACCACATCCCCCCAGGCGGCGCTGGCATTAACCTCGATATCCTTCTGCAAGTCCATCCCCTCGGCCACCAGCGCATCCTGTTCCGCCACAATCATCTGCTTAGCCCGATGGGTGGACGCCCGGGATAATGCATCGTCGTACTTGGATTGCAGCCCCAGAGCCGCGTATTGCCTCGCACGGGGACTCAGGCCTTCCAGGGACCGATTGCGTTCCTCCTGCAGCCTCTGAGCGAGTCCTTGATAAACCGGGTAGACGTGCCCGCATTGCTCATCGTGGCATCCGCCCGAGCCTCCCGATCCTCAAACTCAAATGCGGACTTGGCCCACGTCTGAGCAAAATTCGCCGCGGAATCCAACGTAGTGTCTGGAACCTGCTGCGGTATCGGCATCGGCGTATATCGAACCGTAGCCGCACTCACGGGTATGAATGGGGACCTGAGGCCTCCTATGGCGCCTGCACTCACCATAACCGGCCTCAGGCCTCCGCCGGAACCGCCCCCGGTATTCATCCGCTGAGAAGCCAACCTGAAATTTGCTTTGGCCATTCTATATTCCTCTCGGGTCCGTTCCCGCCATCAGACTCAAACTCTGCTGTCCCGCATAAGCCGAAGGAACCTTCGACCCATAATAACTCGAAACCGCCTGACCGGCGGCACTGAAAAGCCCATGCGTCAAGGTGTTCTGAGACTGCTGATACGCGTTGCTCTGCGTATAATTGGCCCCGCTCATACCAGCCATCAGCTGATACCAGGCGGATTGCCGGTCCGCCTGAGCCTGAATCTGTGCCGTAGCCAGACCGGTCGTTGCCGCAATATTGGCGTTGGCCATGGCCACACTGGCACCGAGTTGGCCCTCATAAGCAATTTTTCGAACCTGCGCCTCACCCTCCCACATGTTCCGGGCCCGGGAATTCATGATCTTATTCGCCTGAACATCCGCACCATGGCGCACAACAAACGCATCCAGCGCTTCCTGCGTTTTCTGGGAGATAACGACATCCGCATTGGAGCCTTCCCCAATCACCGTACCCGAGGCCGCCTGATTGGCAATGATCTCCCCCCGCTCCTGCGCCCTTTGCTGACCGAGGAGCTTCAAATCCAGGTCCATCTGCTCCCAGAGAAGATCCTCCTCTTCCTTCATCAACAGGTCATTGTACTGAGTAGTGGCCCGTACCATGGACGCATTGAACCCGGCCGCCCCCATGATAGCCGACGCCTGCGCACTGGCAGTCGCCCGACCGGCTTGAGCATTCAACATCGCCAATTGAGTCCGGGCCGCGATATTTCCGGAAGCCACATTAAACTGCATACCGGCATTGTACCGAGCCCAGGCCGCGGACTGCTCCCCGGAAGCCGATTGCTGCTGTGACTGGGAAAATGAACTTACCAGCGATATATCCACCAGGCCAATTTACTACCCCCTTACTTTTGTACTTCCGTCACATCGACCACACCCCGCACGGTCATGGGAAGCGGCTGTTTCTGACGAATGAAATAGACAAGGCTTCGGTCAAAACCTGTAAGAAACTCGAAAGCATAGATACCCGTAAAGAGCGGAACCGGCTCCCCAGTACTGTGTTTCGGCAGCCGGAAGGCCAACTCCTTTTCCTGCTCCCCATCCTCACTGTCAATACGGCCGACCCACACACCGAGAGAATTGTAAAAATCGACATGCAACCTTATCGTTCGCTGCATCCGGGAAAATGCCGTTCCCGCCTGCGTAGGCGTATCCACTAAATAGGGACGAACCTCGGAATCATAATGCACCCCGACCCCGATAACACTGTACTCCGCGTTCAAATTTACTTTGCCCCCGACAACCAACTGGGGAGGATGCACCATACCATCAACAATAATGTCGACGGTCTTCCCGTTCAGGTGCTCGATACCGGTCAAAAACTGAATAGGCGCCCCAATGTATTCTACGAAGCTGTCCATGAACCTTGCGTATTCCACGGACTCATCCGTAAAAAACGAATCCAGCTTCTCTATGTAATGATGGAACGCCCCGTCAATATACCGACGCACCACAAACCAGGTCTCGTCTTCCCGCTCTTCCCCGGGGATAACGGATACGCTCTCAAAAAACCCATCTGTTTCGTGCTGATGCCACCCGACTACCTTGTGCTGCCGCTGGTATGTAAGCGCAATCACGGACCCATCATCCCGGATGCACCACAGAACCCCATGCGGGGCCTGCTGAAAGTCCCAATCCACTATGGAATTATGCTCGGTCAAATGTGGAGCAAGGACGGAAAGGTCATTCGAAGTGTACCCCTCATGAATGTAGTCATACACGAACTCATTTATCTGCCGGCCATGAAGCCCCAGATAAATGTGAGTGAAATTGATCACGATAGGGCGCAGGCGCTCAGACCCCGTATTTGTCTGCCGCTGGGAATAAATATTCTTCGGGGTGAGCGCCGGTTGAGAAGATCCTGTCACAATCCACTCGTCTCCCAGTGTGCCGATATACAGGGCCTTTCCGGAAGAGAGCCATTGAATTTTGTTCTGCGTCCCCGAATCCAGCGTGAACGTGACCGCCATGTCATCGGTCAAATTCGAATTATCCACATGGAAGGAAGAAAAATCCCCGGCCATGGACATCCACACCGTCTGGCGCCGGAGCTTATTTCCCCCAAACACGAGCCGCTGCTGGTGAAATGTAACCGTTTCCGGCCACCCCTTGGTATCGTCCCAATCATCCGGCTGGTCCGAAAAAGTGACCGCCACCAGTTCCCAGCACTCATGATTATGCCGCTTTATGATATGCGGCTTCAAACCGGCCTGAGCAAAATACATCTCATCGGCCGTCTGCGCCCAATCAAACCCGGTATTGTCCCAGCCATCCGGGAGCACCAGCGAAACAATATCCCCCTCCGCCGGCTGCGGCGCAATCGGAGTCCCCGGCGGGCACTCGTAATCCTCATCCGGAGCCTTCGGCGGATAGACCACAAGCCCTTCATTGGTAGCAAATACCACCCGATCCTTGCCGTCCGTCCCCCGGAAGAAAACCATCACGTACGCCTGCTGCTCATTAAAAATAAACGGCACCATGCGAACGTGCGGATCCCCAGGTTCGATACCCAATCGATTCAGATCATAAATAAATCGTGTACCCGGCCGACGGGTAACCGGTCCCTGGGTGAGACACACCATGTTGTACAGTTTACGGGACCCGCTCTTGTAGCGATCAAAATCGAGCCGAGCGCCCATAAGGGGGCTGAGTTCCCCGGCGGTAAATGAATTTTTCAGGCGAAATAAATTAGCCATTATCATCCCGGGTAAATACTGAATACGGATACTCTATCCCACGGGGATAAACGAACGTATCCCCGTTCGGGTCCTCATCGACCGCCCGATAATCGTTTGATTCATTGGCCTCAGACTCCCAGACATCGCGCTCCTCGCTCGCAAACTGCTGCTGCAGCGTAGCGGTCAACTTCATATCCTGCGTCACCGTGGGAGCCAATCGCACGGCCAGACCAAGAGCCAGAAGATTAGCGAAAGTGTCGGTAAACTCAGCCGGAATATCCGACCGACTGGTGTAATAAACGTACACCTCTTCCGGAAGCCGACAATGAAATTCTCCGCCAACGACTTCCCACCACTGCCGACTCCCCCGCGGATACAGCTCCCGAATGATTTTGCAATCCGCCGGAATTTTGTACGCGTAAATCCAATCCGGCAAAATGGTATCTTCCACCCGTTGGAGCTTGGCAATCTTTCGAGCGAAGTTCCAGTCAAATCTCGTGAGAAGATTCCCCTTCACGGATTCGTAAAAAACCTCGCACTGCTTGGCCCGGGTATTACCATCATCAAACGACCGAATGGCATCCTCGCCCAGCATGGCCAGCGCGATATTGCAGATTTCGATCTTAGAGTAAGCCATCTACGGTTGTCCCTTTTTCCCGGCCATCGAGATCCCGGTACCTGCAATCCAGAAGCATCCTGATAGTGTTCTCCCGATTACGGGTCCTCGGATTTTTACCGTACTTCTCCCGGATAAAATCCTTAAGCTCCTTCAACTCAAAATCCGCCTCCAGCAGTTCTGCTTCCCCCGCGGTAGCAAAGTCCAGGTCCTCTCCGATTTTTCGAAAACAGGGATGCTCCTCTTCCAGTTCCTGCACATCCCCTTTTCGCACGGTAACCACCCTTCCGGACACACGAACCTGGCACCGTTTCTCGCAAACGTATAGCATGTGAAGCCTCCTGAAAAAAGGGGCCGAAGCCCCTTGTAATTACATCGCGGACTGGCTGCCTTCCAGCACGATGCCCGCAGTCCAGTTGCCGTTTGCCACACTGCCTGCCAGATTCAGTTTCAGATACCTCTGGCAATCCGCAGGAACAATAAATTCCTGGGTTTCACCAGCAAGATTCCCGGTCCATGTGAACAGCGCCGCAAACGAGGAACCGTCGGAGCTGTCCTGCAGAGAAAGGCCCGTCATACCGGTAACACCGGCATCGACAGAAACAGAAATACGAATCCTTTCCCCATGACCCATACGGGATTTCCCAAGGTCAATATTTTCCGGGGTCCCCCCGACATCCAGATTATCGGCGAACATTACCGATTTATCGAAAATCATATCCTTCTCCTTTCATGGCCCCCGAAGGGGCCGTTTTTTCAAAAGCGCTGTTACGTCAGCACCACTTCGTTTTCCAGAATGGCGTTACAGGCCTTGATCGGGGTACCCCGGAAGGCCAGCACTTCCTTGCCAAAGACATTCGCATAGCCCAGGGCCGCATTGGCTTTCTCCAGGGCCGCGATATCCAGCATGGCATGAACGCCGGACGAAGCATAGAATACCCCGGTGCCCATGTTGGTCTGAGGAACGGTATACTTGGCCTTTACCATGGCATGATACAGCGCCTTCTGAGCCGCTTCATCTTCCATGTTGGCCAGCTCGACATTGGCGATACGAACGATATACCGCCAATCACGAACACAGAGGCCCATCTTCCACTGGTAATGCGTACGGAACCCCTGGAACCGGCCACCATCGTTATCCAGCAAGGTGACTTCCCCCAGGTCCGAAGACTGCAGACCGGCAACTGACCCCTTGGGGTAGATGCCGTGGACAGTGCTCTCACCCCAGACCACGAACCACACCGAAGTCTGCGCAGCCGCCGTGGTACCCCCGGCATCGACCACATGCTTCAAGTAATCCGAATTCAGAATCGCCTCCGGCTTCCCTGTCGGAATTCCGATGGAATCGTACCGGGGAGCCAGACCCAGAAACCTTTCCGGATTGCTCACGGTATCCCCGTAAAACACCGTCTCCGCCATGTCATTGGACATGGACTCCAGATGAGGCGTGTCCTCCGACAGTCTGAACTCAGCAGTATTTCCGTTGAGCATGGCAAGATCCTTATCGATCTCGCTGTAATCTTCCAGCATACCAATGGTGTCGTCCACCTGGGCAGTGATACTCTTGGTGGGACGAACACCATAGTTCAGCTTCCTCCAGGTGGGCTGCGGAAGGTCCGCCCGAACGGTGGTCCGATGCCCGGTGGGCAGGTTGCCCTCTACCAGAGGAATGTCTTCGATGATTGGATTGAACTGCTGAAGCAGCTCCGCGATAGTCGCAATGGATCCGTCCGGGTCCAATCTCTTTGTGACAGTAACCAAATTTGGCAGTTCCCCGCCTAAGTAAGGTTGATAAGCCAAAATGACCTCCTTTTTATTTTTACATCCGGATACATACTCTTGAAACACGCCTGTTTTCAGGCCTCTTTACTCGGTAAATCCGGGTATAATGTTTGTGCTGCGGACTTCTTCCCCGGCGGCCTGTTTATCGATGACTTCAAAAAGCCCCCTTCCTTCATAGACTTTCCGAGTCGATACAAAAAAGCAATCACCACCGGGTTATTGCCCGCACCGGTTTCATTCAAATACCTCTCTACCTCCCCGTCAGGGTCGTTCTGCTTCAAGGCCCGTTTGGCCAGACTGAGGTTGTACTTCTTCTGGTCGCCCCATTCTTTCGCCACCCAGGACTCCGCATACGCACGTCCCTGTACATCCATGGCCGCCTTTTGCTGAAGCTGGAGCTGCATGTAAAGCTCCGGAAGCTTATCCATGCCCTCCTGCGTAAGCTTATTCGCAGCCGCGTACTTCCGCAACATGTCCGCCGCAATTTCCGGCACACCTTCAGGAATCTTGTAATCCTCTGGTTTCATCACCACTTCTTCAGTGGGCTTCTCCTGTGAGGTATCCGACTCCCCGGCGCCTTCATCCGGTGACGTTTCCCCGGCCGGAGGCGTTTCCCCGGCAGGAGGTGTTGCTGTCTGCTCCCCGGCCGGAGGTGTCTCTCCAGCGGGAGGCGTTGTCGCCTGCTCTCCGGCCGGGGGCGTTTCCCCGGCAGGAGGCGTCTGTGTCTGATCCCCGGCCGCGCTCTGATCGGTGAGGGCCGTGTCAGTTGTTTCAGCCATTTCTTGCCTCCTTGCGTTTCATCATGTCCAACAACAATCGCGGATATATCGTAGCATCCGCCTCTTCCAGCAGCTGCAAAATCTCCAATCCCACAGACCGCTTACCCTCTTCGTAAAAAGTTCTGGAATTTCCCGAAAACTGGTCCCCGTATAAATTGCACATCGACAGTATGAACCACACCACATCCTGACCAGCCTTGCTCTTCATCAGCTGCCGAACGTTTTCCAAAAGCGCCCGGTATTCCCGCTCCTCATCGGTCAACTTTTTCACATGGCCCCCATCTCAGCAATATCCCCCTGGGCCTCCACCAGGGTGCCCCCGGCTTCCGCCTGCGCCTTTGCGGCCTGCGCCTGCTGTAAATCCATCTGGCTGCCCAATTGCGCCTGCTGTGCGGCCTCCTGCTTGGCCTTCTCCTTGGCCATGGCCTCCGCCCTCTGCGTACGAAGTCTGTCCACCTCTTCCTGCGGGCGCAGAACCCCCATCCGTACGCCACTGATATCCGCGTATTCCCGGGCCGCCACATCAACGTCCACATTATCCAGAATCTGCTGGTCAAACTGCGCCGCCTGGCCGATGAACATCAGGAAACTGTTGATACCCTGCAGGGCCACGGACCTCTGCGCGGTAGCCAACGGGCTGATCAAGGATATGTCATAATCCCCCGCCAGGTCCGCCAGCTCTGGAGGAAGCGCCGGAAACAGGTCCTTCCTCAGCATGATGTTAAAACAGCGCTCCAGAAGCGGCTTGAGGAACTCATGCTGCAATCTTTCAATCACCGGCCCCAATCGAAGCATCTTCTCCTGCTCACGCGCGGTGACTTCAGTTGCTTTATACGGCGTGGCGTTCGGATCGCGATTAGCGGTAAGGAAGATATCATTGAAAAAATTTCGGCGAATGCGCTGTTCAACACGCTCGATAGCCGCACTGACCCCCTGATAATCAAACCGTATCTGATAGACCTCATTAACCGTTTCCTGCGGGTTCGAATAGTAATTATACCCACCAGGTAATGTATTGAGCTTGCCTTTCATCCTGGCCGGAGCATTGAGCGGAGGGTTGATATTCTTATGCGTCGCCATCAAAAAGGCCTTCTCCATCTCCTGGAGCCTCTTGATATCCGGAAGCGACCGGGACCCCGGTCCGAGTCCATACACGTCGCTTCCGATGGTGTTCCACCGGGCCGCCGGGTACGGAAACTCGTAAAAGCCGTCATAGGACAGCGGCTCCCGTGTTTTGGTACTGTCCATATGGCTCCCGGTAACCACCTCGTAAAACACCCTGGACCACGGCTTTTCACTGGAGAACTCGTATTTCGAAATGCACTCCAGCACCGTGAACTTCGGCACGTCGATACCCGAGTCGTTGGCTTCCACCCGCCGCTTCACATCTGCGGAAACCTTTTTTCCAAACCGCCCATACAACTGCCGGTCGGTCATGAATATCGTTCGAAAGAACTGATCAATACGCCCATCGGAACCCATGGAAAACAGGTACTCACCGGCGGTAAGAAGCTCAAAACGAAACGCCGCATCATCCGTCCCGGTATCCTCTCCGACATACACCGCCCCGGTACCAAACCCGGCATATTCGACATAAAAACTGTTGATGATACTGTAGAAGTTCGAATTCTGAAGCGCTGTATGAAGACGCAATACCGCTTCCTCCATCCAGGCCTTCAGCGGCTCCACCCGCTGCACATCCGCGTCCATCCACTCCAAGTCGAACCAGGGACGGGAGGGCGACGTAAGCCCCCCGTGCATACCGGAAGTAAGCACATACAGGGAGTCTTCGGCAATCGTATTTACCACCCTCGTGGAAGTGAGTTTTCTTTTTCGCGGCTTCGAATAGGTCTGATATATCCCTCGTCCGGGCAAGAGATAGTCGCTGATATCCCGCCATTCAGCCTCCCACTCGGACCGCTCATTAAGCAGCTCATTATAGGAGCTGCTCACCTTTTCGAAGGATAATTTTTTCGGGGTCTTTTTCATGTTTTCTCAATCGCCAGCAAAGATTTATTGGTCGTGACCGGCTCCTCCTCATCCAGAAGCGACCCGGTGAGCACCGTATCGGACAGACCCTTTTTCTTCCGGCGGTCCGCCGCGTAATCCGCTTTCATCTTCTGGTTTAACTGAGATACTTTATCCTCCCAATTTATCTTCGGATCCGTGTATATCGGAGGAACCTCCGGCATGGCCGGTGGCATGGCCGCCATGGCCGCCATGGCCGCCTGAGCCGCCATCATCTGCATCATCATCTGCATCATCTCGGTATCGGTTCCGCCAGACGATTGAAGCTGCGGCTGATATGTGGGCGGCGGCGCCGCCTCTGACCCCTTACCGCCCATCACGCACCTCCCAATACCGTTGCCCCACCCCCGAGGATATCCTCATCCGTAGACAGCAGGGAAGGCTTTATCGGCGCCGAGGTAGCCACGGTTTTCTCTTTACCCTGCGTTCCCTTGGAATACGCCGAAGGGTCCCCACGAACGACCGTGAATCCCTCGAAGCCTTCCGGGTTACCCCACTCTCCCATGAGTGCTTCAAGCCTGCTCTGATCGCCCTCACCCCACATGGTGGCAAAGTAATTGTTTATCCGTTGCTGCTTCTGCTCGTCATTAATTTCATAATCGACACCGGATAACTTTGCCTGCGCCATCTCGTCGGCAATTTCCGCATTGACGTAATCCGCAGCCTGACCGGCAGTCGACATATACTGGGAAAACAGCTCATCACGATTCTGCTCACCCATCATGCGCTGCTGATCCGCCATCTGCTCTTCATACGAAGGGCCTTCCGGCATGGGGAACTCCGGCATACCGAACCCGGCGGCAAACTGATTCATCATGTTCTGCGCCTGAAACTCCTGCTGCCCCGCCTGATACCCCTGAGCCGCATAAGCCTGATACTCCGGTGGAAGATTCTCCCCTTCCGGGTTGAACTTCCAGCCCTGCGTACCCCGGTCATACCACCGCTGGTATGTGCTTCTGGCCGCCGTCGGATCTATCGAAGGCCCACTACTGCTACCACCTTTACTTCCTCCGCCCATGGTAAACTCCTATATTTTCAACAGCAAGGATTTGGTTCCGGTATCCTCGTCTTCGGAAGTAAGCAGCATACTGTTATCGGAAGTAAGAACCGTCGCTGGAAGCACTGCTGCTTTGACGGACTTCTCTTTACTTCCGGGGGACATCTTCTTCGCCCGCTCGGTATAGTCCGCCGCCATCGCCTTGTAGTAATCGTCCCAACCCTGCTTATTTCTATCCTCGGCCGCCATCCTGTCCTGCGCGGTCTGACCGAACATGAGCGGATTGTACAAATCCGACATCTGCGCCCTGCCTTCCCTGGCCGCCTGGGTAAACCCCGATGTCGCCGCACTCAGCGGTTCCGCCCATCCGACACCCAGAGCCTCCATGCCCTTTCCAAGCGGATTGGATATCCACCCGCCGACATCTCCAAAAGCATACTCCAGCGGGTTTACCAGTATCCCCGTCCAGGAAGGAAGGGACCCTTTTCCACCACCGCCGCCCATTACAGATCCTCCCGAGTAAATGTCGTTACCATCGCATCCACAGGTTTTCCTTTATCCCACATGCCATGTGGAAGTACGAACCGTTTTTTGAAACCAACTTTAAGAACATACAGGCAGGCCGCCCGATTCGTGACCGGAGTAAGACCATACAAGGAGTCGAGATACGCCTCTCGAGGGCTGTTTTTCACGCGCCAGGTAAATATGCTGTGGACAATGTGTTTCACCAGCGGCAGCCCTTTCCGGATATGCAGCAGAGGATGCACGGAAAAGTGAATCTGAGCGGCCTTGCCTGTAAAATTATTCAACATAAATTCAGCGGCTATGGGAGTGGACATGTGAGAGGGCATGTGAGAGGGCGTGCGAGTAGACGTATGAGGGAAAATAACGTGGTACATGTGCGGACCGTTCATCTCGATCATGCGCTTCACATCGTCCATATCCGGATCGCTGGTATCACATAACCGCATCTCCAATCTTGCCGAGTTTTTCAGGTCCTCCCAATACGAAAACACGTCCTTTGGCGGGAGGCTGTACAGCGGTACAGCTATTGATTCTTCAGGGTCTACATCAACGAAAGGCCCTATGTCAATAACTTTTTTACTTTTTACGTCGATACGGTCTTCACACATCACTAAACCGAAATCCCTTTCCATCCGCCCCCGTTGCCATATCCGCCCCACGAATCAGCCCTTCCATATAGCTCAGAGGATCGTAGTTTTTCTCCGGGTCATGGTAAGCTATGCCCTTGGACGCCAAAAGCCGTCTGGTGAGCTCTCTGCGCTCCTCAGCGGGATCGGGGACATCATCCACAGACGAGTCCGAAAATGTCAAGGCGGCGGCATCGCTTTGATCGGGCGATCTTCCGATCCTGGCCTTGATGAATTTCTTCGGAACGAGCTTCACCCGGTTGTTCGGATCGTCGGCCAGTTCCTGGTTCACAAGTTCTTTCAGAAGCGCCGGGTCATCCGGGATCGTTCCCCGCTGCA